GAGAGGCCAGTTGCGCTTGAACCAGTCGAACACCGCCATAGCAGCGCCCTTGATCGCCCGCCACACCGCGAGGATGACGGCCTTGATCTTCGCCCAGTTCTTGACCACGATCACCACGAGCGCGATGACCGCCGCCGCGATGAGCAGGTACGGGTTGGTCAGCGCAATGAGCTTCTGAACGATGACGATGGCCTGCGAGATCGCGGCCCACGCTTTCGTCGCGGCATAGATTCCCACGATGGACGCAATGACTGCAGCGGTGAGCCCGGGGAACCTCGTCAGGAAATCCAACACCGGCTGGAGCGCCCCCAGCAGCGGAGTGATCCCAGCAGATACCACCCCACCAAGAGATTCCGTTAGCTCCCCGAACGCCGTCGAGGTGGTCTTCGCATCGGTCTTCGCGGATTCCGCCGCGCCGCCGAACTTCTCCTCCACCGCATCCAGCAGGACCTTTTGCGCTCCGAGCAGGTCGCCGGATTCCTGCATCGCCGTGACGGCCTTTTCTTGCGCCTTCGTGAACGGGCCGACCGAGCGTGCCAGCTTCGCCATCCCCGCGACTGGATCGGAAAGCGCCTTGCCCAACTGGAGCGCCGACGTCTTCGCATCGGTCCCCAGCCGTACCGACATATCGAGTGCAGCCGCCGTAGTACGGTCGAATACGTCGTTTCCCGCTCCCATCTCGTTGCGGAGCTTCGTGAACCCGAGCAGCAGGTTTTCCGTGGATCGCACGGCCTCGTCGTCGATGGCGGTCTTCTCCATGAGCGCGGTCGCGAGGTCGGTCACATGATCCGCAGTGATACCGGCTACCCCGCCCGTGGATTCGAGAACAGCATTGGTCTGATTGATTACCTGTTGCGAGTCCTCGAACGCCTTGAACGCCACGCCGGCGCCGGCTGCAAGCGCCCCGAGCGCGATGCCAGCGGATCTCAAACCCGCCTTCATCTTCGACGTGTCGGTGTTCAGCGCGACGGTCAGAGTCTCAATGGTCGGCATGGTCGCCGTTCCTCATCCTGAGCAGCATCGCCATTCCCTTTTCCAGTTCAGCGTCGGCGGTGAGTTCCCTGTACCACTCCGGCATGAAGTCCCGCACGGCGTACTTCGTCCCGGGTTTGGAGTTGGCCTTCGCGAGGATCAGCGACACCTGAGCGAACCCCGCGTCGATGCGCTCGTGGGGGAGGATCGATCCGAACACCTGCTCATACGCCCGCCACTCCGTCAACTCATGCGCGGAGATGACCTCCCCCGCAACCGATATGGGCAGCCCCAGTGCGAGTGCTACTCGGAAGAGCTGAACTCGTCCGGGGCTTGCGTGAAACGCTCAACCGCCTCCTCGAGTTCCGCGTTCGACAGGCCGTTGATTCTCGCCGCGAACGCGAACACCTTCATGATCACCGGGAAGGCTTCCCGTTTGAGTTCGGCCACGTCCTCATCAGTGAAGAGTCGTTCGCCTTCCTCGTTCACCAGGCAGTACGCGAGGACACGAAGCGCCATCTCGTTCTCGACTCCCTCCGATAGCGCGACCTGCTCCCCGGCGGTGAGGACGCGGACGTACACCTCCCCTCCCCACTCGGGAACCTCGAGACGCTGGGGCTTGCGGTCCTTGCGTGATGCGAGGATCTGTTCTCGTGTGAGCGCCAACTGTTGCCCCTCTCCGGGTTAGGGCGTGTCGGTCACGCCGGGGTTCAGGATCTTCAGGGTGCCGGTGCCCTTCATCACGCCGTCCAGCTCGCCGCCGCGATCCCACTTCGTGATGAGTGCGGGGAACGCGATATCGAATGCGGCGAGGGAGTTCGACATGCCGAACCGGATCGAGACGCCGGCGTCGTAAGCCGTCTTCATCGCAACGTGTCCGGTGGAGACGTTGTCGAGCGCCACTTCCACGTCGATCTCGGACCCGTCCTGCTGCCCGGTGACGTAGTCCTTCCACAGGTCGCCGTAGGCCGAAGCATCGATGAGTTCGCGCGACGAACCAGCCTGCCCGAGTGTCATCACCTGGCCGACGTTCTGGAACTTCGCCACCGTCCCGGCGGTGACGTTCGTGGTGTGGTCGAACGACCCACCGCCCACCGTCAGAGACACGGCGAACACCGTCGTGGTGAGGCCGGCCGCGATCACGTAGTACCGCTTCCCGACTGTGAGCCCGGCGCCACCCGTCAACGATCCGAACACCACCGCATCCCCTGCCACGAACCCGTGGGCCACCGAGGTGGTGAACAGGTCCGTCGACGCGACCGAGGTCAACGTACCGGCCACGTTCGGCGCCGCGATCTGCAGCACCAGGTCCAACCCGCGATACTTGGTCATCGTTCCCTCCCTAAATCCTGAGTGCTGCCTTGAAGACCGCCGCCATGCTGGCGATGACCTCTGACTCTGCCTCGTTCGCCGCTGCTGCCGCGAAGGGCTTCACATACACCGCGTAGGGGGCGGTCGCCACGGCCTCCGAACCCACCGCGCGAATCGAGCTGCGAAGGTAGCCCGTATCCACCGGGGCATTGTTGGCCAGCGGCTGCTTCCATCTTCGCCTGCAAGAGCTTGAGCTTCAGCTCGAGTTCCCGCTTGCCTCGAATCACGATCATGTCTCGTGCCTGCCCATCACGACCGGATCTCCGCTCGCCATGCCCCCCGCCCGGGGACCTTCAGCGGATTGTATCCCAGTGCTTCCCGCGTATATGCCTCCTGCCTTCGGGCCTTGGTGCCCGAGAATCAACGGTTCCGGTCCCGCCACGATGATGATGGTGGGGGCGAACAGCACCCCGGCCTGAGAGATGAGCCCCGGGGAAACGGTCTGGGCGAGCGTCGCCACGGTGGGGGCGAAGAGGGTTCCCGCCTGCGAGATCAGCGGGAACGTCACCCGGAAGTTCATCTTCGGGGCTATCGGAACGCCCGCCTGAGACAAGAGGGGGATCGCGATCTTGAAGTTCACCTGAGGGGCGAAGAGCGTCCCGGCCTGTGACAGCAGCCCCGGGGAGACCGTCTGAGGCCCGCCCGAGATCGTGATCACCGGGGCGAACAGCGTCCCAGCCTGATCGATCAGCGGGAAGATGATGCGGAAGTTCGCCTTCGGGGTGAACAGAACGCCCGACTGATCGATGGCGCCGGGGGAGAATCGGAACCCCACCGATGGCGCGAACAGGACCCCGGCCTGCGAGAGCAGGGGGACCGTCACGCCCTCGTTCACCTTCGGAGCGAACAGCACTCCGGCCTGGTCCAGGAGCCCGGTGAAGATCGTGAAGTTCGCCTTCGGCGCGAAGAGGACGCCGGACTGATCCAGAAGCCCCACGGTGACAGTCTGAGGACCGCCGCCCCCCTCCCGGACCGCGAGGTGAACGGCCGCGCGGTCATCTGAGGGGCTGGTACAGCCGACCGGCCTCGAGCCCTGTCCCGCCGTGGTCTCCCGAACGACCTTACCGCCGCGTGGACCGAGGTCGATGTCGTGTAGAAGCGTGCTGTTCGCCCCGGTCGTGGGGACGTTCAGGTCACCCGAGTAACACCCGGCGTATCGGACCGAGTTCGTGCCAGGAGAGTTGTCGTCGACGTTCTGCTCGGCCAGGGCTCCGTCGTCGTTCAGCAGGACGATGCCGGGCTCGTACACCTCCGGGGTGGTTCCAGTGACCGTGATTGCTACGGCGTAGCAGCCGTTGGCGTTATTCGTTCGGGTGACCGTGACCGTCTGAGATCCCGAAGGGGGAGCGGTGAGAAACCATGCCTTTACCGAAGCTGGCTCGGCTGCGCTATCGGTCGCGACCCCACCCGAGACCGCAGGGACATTCGTCCCGCCGTAGTCAATCGACTGGGGCGCGTGCGTGTTCGAGGTGAAGTCGAACGTGAAGATCAGCAGGCCGGTAGGGGTACCGGAGGGCGTGTGAGTCCAGTTGAAAGACGCCTCAGAAAGGCTCGGGGTGGTTCCGGTATGGGATTCGCTGGTTGCGTCGTGTGCGACGGCCAAGGGGTCTCCCCCCTAGAATCGCCAGATACCTGAAGCGTTCCAGGCCACGGTGACGTCGCCGCCGTTCGGGGTCAATGGGAGGCCGGTCGCCGTGTCGAAGCCCGCGAGGTAGGGCGAGTCGCCCGCCACGGTGACGAACTTGAAGATGACGAGCCACTCTTGAGACGTCGAGCCCGTCAACACCGACCCGGCGGTAAACACCGTATCCGCCGCGTCGAAGACTCCGACCCCCACCACGCCCGCGGTAAGAGATCCGAGAGCCTGAGCGTTCGCGAACGTCGGGTTGATTCCGGTGTGGGAGGACTCGAACACGTCGGTGACCACGGGGACGTCGGTGCCGGCGTCCATGAAGTACGCCTTGATCGTGTCGGTGTCCATGTCCACCCGCGCGGAATAGTCCGAAGTCTTGCCGACGACCGAGTTACGGTAGGCATCGGCGAGATGGTTAGCCATTCAAAACACCTGCCTCTCGGTCGACGGTCAACGGAACCTTGAAGAAGCCTTGATCGATCACCTGCATGTCGGGCTTGCGGATGGTCCCCAGAGGATTCAGTCGCGCTTCCTTCAGCAGACCCGTTCGCTTGAGCATCTCGGTCATTTCTTCGGCCACGACCACGTCCCCAGCTGCGTCGATGTTGAAGTGGTAGGTCTTGTACGTGTGGACGATCCCACCGCAGGACGCGCAGACCATCGACGCCTTCAGGGGGATGGCGTAGTTCGTGATCGTGTAGGTGCAGTTCCTCAAGCTCGAGTGGTGGAGTCTCACGCCCGCCATTCAGCCCACCGCCACCACATCGAAGTCGCGCAGGTCCGCCTGCTCGCCCGGGGTGAGGAAGATCTCCGGGGAGTAGCCGGCGGTTTCCATGAGCGTCGAGCCGAATGCCTCCGACGCGCTGCGCTCGTTCATCGTGAACGCGCGTGTCGCGGATGCGATGCAGATGCCCTTGACGAGCGCGTACTCGTCCGAGGTGGTGAGGTAGCCGTGATCGTAGGTGACGATCGCGCCCTCGGTCCAGTCGGTCGTCCCGAAGACGTTGCCCCACCGGAACCAGTTGAAGTCGGTCACCGCGACGGCGTCGACCGTGATCGAACTCACCGCCAGGACGGGAACCTGAGGGAGTACGAGCAGCGTCGAGAATCGCGGGCCGAACTCGACCTGATCCCCCAGAACGACCGAGAGCGTCTGGTTCGTGAACTGGCGGATACGCCCCGACGCAAGATCCAAGAGGGCCTGCATGCGGGGCGTATCCAGCGCGAGGTTCGACGCCAGCGCCATCTCAGCGGGTGTCGCGAACGATGCCAACCTAAGCCTCCCTCAAGGCCTCGATGAGGTCGTCCTTGTTCATCGTCGAGTAGCCCTCGAGCCCCTTTTCCTTCGCGAGCACCTTCAACTGCACGACCGTGCGCGTCCCGTATGGTCCGGTGCCCCTATCGGGGGCGTCCTCGATAACGGGCGAGTCGGGAGCGGTCTGGGGCGAATCCCAGACCCACTCTTCGACGTCGCCGTTCTTGACGTAGTGCCCGCCGTCCATCAGAGCACCGCCGCACCGACCGTCAGGCCAGTGACCTGCGAGTAGGTGACCGCGAGAGAACGCGCGTAGACGCCCGAGGGCAGGGGATACACCGCGGTCCCCGAGATGAACGCGGGCTGAGCCACCCCGTCAATCGTGATCACCGTGGAGTTGGCGCCCACGGTCGCGACGAGCACCGGGGTTCCCGTGCTCTGCCAGCCACCGGCGCTCGTGCCGGTCCCCGCAACGGTATCGCCACCGCCTGAAGCCGCCGCCAAGGTCATCGCCGCACCCTTCGCAACAACTGTGATCGCTGCCATTCCCGTTCCCTCCTTTGGAGCAAGGGGGCCCGAAGGCCCCCCCGCTGGTTGGTGCCTACGTGATCCTAATCCCCGACAGACCCACCGGCCGAATCAGCGCCGTACCGAAGTAGGCGAAGATGTTCAGCTCGATGTTCGCCGGCCCCTGCTTCTCTTCGAAGCGGAAGGTCAACAGCGGGGACTCCCAGACCCACAGGTCCGAGGCCTTGATGAGGAAGATCTGCGAGTCACCTGCCGCCACGCCGGTCATCGCCCAGGCCGGACGGAACCGCATCGAGTCGACCTGGTAGCCCGCGCTGGGCGGGTCGGCCACCCCTGAAGCGTTCTGTCCGCCCGTCCAGGGGAACAGCGGCCGCTGAGTCGTGTCCACTGCCTGCGCGAGCCGTGCCGTGGCACCCTGACCCATCGCAGCCCCGGTCGGGGGAGCGAAGCGCGCGAACCAGTAGTCAGCGTTGGCCTTGCGGATCGCCTTGACCAGCGTCTGGTTGTCCGTACCGCCCGCCGTGGTGACCGCCTGCGCCCCGGAGGGAACGAACCCGGATGTGATGGTTCCGCCGGCGCCGTTCGCCCCGTTCAGCAGGGTGTACACGATCGTCTCGGTCTGCCGCTCGTATGACTCGCGCATCTCCGCGAACGCGATCTGGTCGATCGCCGGGTTCGAGGAATCCACGATCTCGCGGGTGAGCACGATCCGTCCCGAGATGGCCTGAGGCTGCACCACCTGTGGGGTGAACGTCAGCGCCCCGTCTGAGGGGTTCGTCCCCTCCACGTGGGTCGCTGAGCCCGTGGTGACCGTTCCGAACTTCGGCACCGTGAACGGCGAAGCGTTCGCGATCGTCCCCTGAGACGCGAGGCTGACGAGCGGACGCTCCCGGAAGAGATCCGACACGTACAGGTCGGGCCGGTAGCCCGGCGGGATTATTGCCGCCGCCGAGGTGGTGGTCTGGGGAGCGAAGTTCAGCGTGTGGTGAACCAGCTCCGCCATGTCCTCGGACTGTGCGCGGAACTTCCGCAGCCGGTGGATCGCTTCGTCGTCGCGGTCACGAGCTGCCGCCCATGCGTCACGCACGAGCGAATCCCCGCGACCGTCGAACGTGTACACCGAGGGCTCCTTGAGCGTCTGGTATCTCGCCGCCCTGACCGTCTCCGGTCCACCCTGCGGTGAGCCGATGTTCTCGAGCGTGGCACGGATGCTCGCGTCGAGCGTGTCGGTCATGCCCTTCCCGAACTCCGCCAGGAAGTCTTCCTGGTTCTTCGCGACCCGGTCGGCGAGAGCAGACAAGTGCGCCTCGAACTTCTCAGCGTCGGGCTCGTCCTCCCCCTGCGGGTTCTTCAGGTCTTCCATCGTCACTCCTTCGTTCCGTGCGGCCGCGATGTGGCTCACTCGAGCATCATCGAAGGCCGGATACCCGGTCAGCGCCACTCCCTTGAGGGATGCGCTCTGGATCAGTCGGACCGACTCGTCCTGGGGGTCGGGCTTCCACCCGTCCTCCTCGAAGTCGATCTCTACCGAGAACCCGTCGAGGATTCCTTCATCGGCGAGTCTTAGGGCTCGGTCGCCCTCCGGTCCTGTTGCCACACGGAACGATCCGTGGAGGCCGGCTGGGCTATCCTCAAGACGAATCCCTACGCCGACCGTTTCCTTGCGTTCGTGGCCCAAGTTCAACTTCACGCGCCGAGTCGAGGACCAGTGAAGCGACCCGGGCGAAAACCTCCACTTCGCGAACCCGTTCTGAGCTGCCTGCCCATACGGAACCAGGAGGCCCGTGATCGTACGCTTCTCCACGTCCGCCTTGAACGACGCTGCCACTTCGTCGTTGTCGAACGTGAACTCATTACGTTCCACTCGTGGCCTCCTCAGGTGAGGGGATTGTATTCGGTGCAGGCTCCGGTTTGGGGAGCATCGAGCGCGGAATGTCGGGCTTGTCCTCGAGTTCGCGGATCTCCTTCAGGGTGTAAGCGCCGAGCGGGAAGCCCACCGCGTAAGCGTCCATCCGCCCCTTCGTGTCAGCCCGCAGGAACCCGTCGAGGTTGACCTTAGCCTCATACCCCCGGGGGAGGACGTCGCGCATCGACAGTCGTTGTTCCACGGCCGCGATGTAGGGGGCGAACGTCATATCGATCAGGTCTTGCCGGCGCTGCTCCGAGTTCTGATACGTCCGCGAGGTGGTGGAGACTCCCAGGTCTTCGGGGTCGATCCCGGCCGCGCGGGCGATCTCGAGCACGGCGTGTTGACGCTGTTCGGCGAGCTGGATCTGTTCGGCGTTGAACTGAAACGACTGAGCCTCAAGCGTCGAGGGGAGGTAAGCCCAGACCCGCCGGCGCCGGGCCTCTTCCCAGCGGTCGAGAAGCTCTTCAATGTATTCCTGGTCCTCCTTCGGTCGCGTCACGCCGTCCCGCGGCGAGAGGATGCCGAGGGGGACGGGGTCACCGGAATACCCCGCTGCGGTCATGTCGAGGTTCAGGCAGGTTCGGATCGCGCGCGCGCCGTGGACCAGCAGCGGGGGGTTGGGGGAGTCGAACCGGATCACCTCATCGTCGCGGACGGGATAGCCGTCGATGAACACGCCGAGCGGACCGTACGCCTGCGAAGGGCTCGAGCCGTTCACCGGGGGGTTCCATCCCCGCACGCTCACCCGTCGAACGTCGATGTGGCAGGCGTACGTGGGATACCCGTGGAAGCCACGTTCCTCCACGCGCCACCACGAGATGCCCTCAAAGAGCAGGTCTTCGTAGGTCTCGGCATAGGTGACCACGTTGGGGAGGTCTCGATCCACTTGAGCGAAAAGCGTGGTCGGTTCGGCGATGTTCCGCTGGGAATCGCGAACATGGATCGGAAGTCGCGCGAGCGTCCCCGCGATGAGGTTCCTCGAGCGAAGGACCGCCGGCACCTGAAGGGCCATCGCCCGGGAGATCCGCGGGGCGAGCGTCCCGCCCGAAGTCATCCCCTCCCGAAGTTCGGGGGGGAGGTCGTCGAGGCCGAACGCGCTGAACGTCGCGTCGGGTTTCTTCATCTTGAACTGGTCAAGGAATCCCATTAGCCGACCGCCCGGGGGAGAACGATCATCGGCGCCGGCGTCGTGGCACTCGCAGCGTAGACCGCCATCATGACGGCGATCTGAGCCCGCGAACGATCCGAGATCATGTAGCGCTCTCCCTGTTCGGACGTCTTCAGCCTCGCCGCGAGAACATGCTGTCGAAGTACCGGGTCCCCGTCGTGGAGCAGGTTACCCGAACGGCGAAGTCTTTCGAACGTCCCCGTCGCCGCAGTGAGTCGGGCGGGCGAGTGCGGGTCTTCGGCCAACGGAACCCGCCCCCGGAGCAAGTCGGCCGACCGCACGAACCCGCCCAACGGGTGCCGCACCTCGAGGACGTCGTACTGGTCGCACATCTCGACGATGCGGTCTTCCGTCATGGCAAGGATGGACCGCCCCTCTTGGGGCTCGATGACTTCCGCGCGAACCGCGATGCGCTCACCCTCCCGCACGGCCGCGATGCCGATGGCCGCATTATGACCCACCGAAGGGGCGAGCACGACTTCATCCCCGTCGACGATCTGCCCGATGTCAACCACGAGTCGATCCCATTCGGCGCCGGTGATCGCCGGTTCCTCGCCTTCGGTCCAGACCCCGCACGCGAATCGAAGCCACTGACCCGTCGACGTCGAGGGCGAATCGTGCCGGCGGCGAAGGGACTTCACGGTGTGCCAGGGGGCCGGGTTCACCGACTTCACCACGGTCATGTCGTGCGGGTCGTCTTCGGGGTCAAGTGCCCACTCAACCAGGACGAACGACCCATCCGGTGACGTGTAAGTCCGGCGCCGAAGGACCGTCTCTGCCGCGAAGTCCCGGGCTTTGCCGAGAAGCGTGCCGAGCGGGGAGTCCATCGACGCCCCGGCGGTGGAAATCGTGATCATCTGGGCGTTCCCCAGCAGGCCGTCGCGGAACACGCCATAGAGCGCCCCCGAAGGATGCCGGTGCAGTTCGTCCACGATCGCCAGCGTCGGGATGACCCCATCGGCCGTATCGGCGTCGGCGGCGAGCACCCGAACCCGCCCCCCCTCGAACCGGATCAGCCGGTAGCCCTCCCGTACCTCGAACACCCCGGCGTAGCGGGTGGGTTCCCGCCGGTCCCCCGGCAGGGCGTGGCGCTCGAGGTCCCCGGTTCGGATGAGCCCCGCGGCCTGGTTGAACAGAATGGTCGCCTGGTCCCTTGAGGACGCCCCGATGACGCATTCGGCCTGCGGTGTCATCAGGAGGTGGTACAACGCGAGGGCGGCGAGCAGCGTGGTCTTGCCGTTCTTCTTCGAGATGAGGATGACCAGCTCCGTCACCCCGCCGAAGTACAGGGCCAGCATGAACGCCTGAAACGGGTGGATCTTCAGCCCGAGACCCCTGCAGAACCGCCGAAACCCCTTCAGACCGTACGGTGCCGCGAGGACGGCCCGGATCTCCGCCGGGTAGGGCTCGTTGTCTGTAGGTTTGCCTCTCATGACAACTCCTGGGAACGCCCGAAACGCCCCACATGCCCCTGACCTGCCCTTTTGCCCGGTTTTACCATATTCCCCACACCCGGGAATTCTACTTCCGGGGGGACTTTTCTCCCCGCGTTCGCTGATGGCC